CAAGATTCCTTCTTGTTCATACTTATGCATACCTTTGGCGGTTGAGTGTTCAACTATCCTCTCATCGACTAACCGGCCATGAACGTCTCTTCAACGAACGATGGTATCCGACGGTCGCAAGATCCTGTCAATGAGTGCCGTTAAGACATGTTCCACGTCTGGACCAGTCCCGGTGTAGTGCATACGCTTCCCTAATCTGTAACATTTGTATCATGTGAGTGTAGTGCCGTTTGCTACTACCCGAGCCCTGATGAGGGTGCTTGTTTAAAGTAAGGTGTCACCCTTCGGATGGACACTCTCTCGGAGACTCTGCCTCGCTTGATGCGAATGGTACCGTTAGTATATACCTGCACGATTTTGTATGGGCCCGATCGTGGCGTGCTCATTTTTCTGAGGATACCTGGCTTGTCTAGTAATACAAGGGAGTTGCGTTCGTATGTGTGATCGATGCGTGATTTGTTTTCACGTTCATTGTTTCGAATCATCGCTTTTTGACGCTGCTGTTGGATCCTTGTCCAATCTGCATTAATAGTTACTGGGAGCATCATGTCTCGTCCGAACACTAATTGTGCTGGCGATGCTTCTAGTGTAGTGTGGTAGGTACTGCGTATAGCGTATCCTACTGCTGTAAGAAACTCTGACCAAGGGTCATGTTTGTCCAATTCTCTCTTTTCGAGTTCGAATGTTCGTAGCATGTCAGCGAGTACCTGATGGACTCTTTCGACTATACCATTTGATTGTGGGTTGTATTCAGTTGACCGTTTTGGTTTCAATCCCATGTTATTGCATAGTTCTTTGAACGTTGCTTTGTATTCGTTTCCATTGTCGAATCCAATATATTGTGGTCGCGGATAACGTGCTAACCATGTGTTGTCGAAGGCTTCTTCACAACCTTTCGCTGTTGCGTCTTTGAGTTGTGCAACTTCAAACCAGCCTGTTGCGGGATCAATCATTGTTAAAACTCGCAATTTGTGTTTACGTTTTGGCGTTTTCACTGTGAGGGGACCGACCATATCAATGTTGATTCGGTTCCACGGTATTGAAGGTTCGGCCTGCTTGGTTGGCAGTTTTCCGTATTTCTTACGTTGCTTTTTACACAACTGACATTCCCGACACGTTTTTGTGTGTCGTTCCACGTCACGTCTCAGATTTGGCCACGTAAGTGTGCTTCTGAGCGTCGCTTCCAATCTCGTTGTTCCTGGGTGAACCAAGTAGGTATGATACCATGCAACGATTCTTTCTCGTAGAGATTTTGGAATAAGTATCTTTCCGTTGTGGTGTAGTAATGAGGCGTCCTCGATTATTTTGTATTCGTAGGCGTCTTTACCTTTCATCACTAATGCTTGTAATTCTTTGCATTTGCTTTGTTCCCGAGCGATTAGCTTCGGATGCAATGGGAAGATTTCTTCTTCTGCTGTTTCGCCGAATGCGTGAGCCATCTCATGATTGTCTCTTGCATCGGGTATTGGAGTGTAATCGTCGATTTCGACGTTGGCCATAGCCACCGCACAGAGGATGTGATTATCGGTGTTTTTCGCTTCCGACTCGCTTCCATCTTCAAAGTCCGCTTCCAAGCGTGACAATGCGTCTGCGACTACGTTGTCTTTGCCTGCGATGTGAACGTACTCTGGACCAAATTCCTCGAGTAGTAATCGCCATCGTACGATTCTTTGGTTGTCACCAAGTTTGCCGTATACGATGTTCATGTGATCTGTGTGTACCACGATTTTCTGTCCGAACAATATGTTTCGGAACTCTTTGAGTGTTTCTACTATCGACAGCAGTTCTTGTTCGCCTGTCGTGTAGTTCTTTTGCGCATTGTTTAATTTGCGACTGTAGAACGCAAGTGGTTTGTCGTCCTGCATGATTACACCGCCCAATTGGAAATCGCTGGCGTCAGTGTAAATGTGAAATGTTTTATTGAAATCTGGATAATTCAAGAGTGTGTGTTTACTCATGATTCGTTTCATTTCCTCGAACGCGTTCTGCTGTTCGGGACCCCAGATCCATTTCGCCGTTTTGCTAACCATTGAGGTTAGTGGTGCTAGGATATGGCTTCTTCTTCTCCACACGTCGCGGTAGAAGTTCACCATGCCCAAGAAATGTCTCAATTGCTTTTTCGTCTTTGGCGGAGCAATACGTAAGATCGCTTCCACTTTCTTAGGTTGTGGCTGAATGCCGTTGCGTGTGAGTTGATATCCGAGATATTCAACCTCATCTTTCGCGAAGTAGCATTTTCTGACGTTCGCGCGGAAGCCCGCTGCCTCAAGACGTTTGAGTACTGCTTCAAGTTTGGACATATGGTCCTCGAAGGTACCATCTGATACGATCAAAATATCGTCCAAGTACGTGCGTGCGAATTCTAAGTCGCCCAATAGGTCCGACATTATCGCCTGGAAGATATCCGGGGATGATGCGACGCCCATTGGTAGCCGTTGGTACTGATATTTTCCCCACGGTAGAATTGTCGTACAAAGAGCTTGCGACTCTTTGTCGAGTGGAATATGGTAGTATCCCATACTCAAGTCGATTGCTGTTGCATATCGGAACCCTGTTAGTCTTTGTAATAGGTCTGAGATTTTTGGTAAAGGGAATGGTTTCCTCTTTAAGCACGCGTTTAGCTTTCGGAAATCCGTAAGGATGCGTACGTCGCCTGTTTTCTTTGGCTGAACAAAGGTTGGTGCTGCCCACTCGGAGTTATGGCTCTTTTTAAAGACTCCGATGTCGGTGAGTCTATCCATTTCCTTTTTTGTTGTTCTTTCCAACTTTTGTGGTACCGGGAAAGCTCGCGCATGATATGGTTGAGAGTCCGGTTTGAGCTCAAGGTGTATTGGTTTGATATTTAATCTTCCTAAACCACCTTGGAATACGTCCTCGTGTTTGGTTAACGTACGTAACAGGAGAGATTTCTCTTCATCCGTTAATTGATCGAGTTCTTTAACAAACTCTTTCAAGTCTTGTTTGGAATAATCCGCATCAAGAATACGTCCGTGACGTTCTTCGGCTTCTTTTAGAACTTCCGTTTCTTGATACATATTGTATGCACCGTGTAATTCTTTACGGTTGTGTAATTCCCCGCGTTGCCGCAGTGGAGATTCGTGACGAACTTCGTCATTTTCCCATACAACTTGTTTTGTTGCTGTGTTGACATAAAGTCCAAGATCCGTCATTAAATCCATCCCTATGATCATATCATATAGGGCATGTTCCGGATTGGTTTTGTCGTCGACGTGACACGTACAACTGACAATTTTTTGTGTACTTAGTTCTGGAAACGTGAAGTCAATTAACGCTTTCCGTTTGGTAACGAATTTTCCGCCCATGGTCTTCCATGTGGTCGGTTCGCCCTTATATCCATTAGCTCGTCCGCGTTTTACAAACTCTCGGAGGATTATGGTTGCCGACGTACCTGTATCTAACAGTGCACGTATGGGTGTTGTGTTGCCATGTCGGTCTTCTACCAACACAATAACATCAGGACTATATTGTTTAGTCTTTTGCTTTTTGTTTGGTCTATTTTGAATATGTCTATCTCTACCAAATACGAATGTGTAGGATTCATAAACTTGACCTTTATTTCAGAATTGACTGTTACTGCTATATTCGCTAGTATTGCTGCTCGCGCTCGTAGAAGAGCCGCTGCTGCTTTCGCTACTGCTGCTGCTGCTGCTGCCGCTGCTGCTGCTAGTTTGGTTGCTTCTCTCGCTACTGTCGAGTCCGCTGCTTTCTTCAGCTTCACTGATGGCGAGGTTGTTCATCGCCGTGAGATAAGAAGACGCTGCCTGTGTCGGCTTGCGCTTCGACTTACGTTCTTTGTTGCTTTCCTGCAACGCTGCCACGCATTTCTGCATTTGGTTCATTTGTTCCATCAACTGGGCATTGGAGATTTCTCTCGCTTCCGTGCCCTTGTTGTATTTGGCGCGTTTGTTGCGCTCATCGGATTTCTTTTTGTGACACTGCTCGATGGTGTGATTCGGCTTTTTGCAATACCCACAAACAGCATTCGCTGTGTTGTTTTTGTTCGACTTGTTACTGGAAGTGCTGTCGCTACTTTTGCGTTTGCCAGATTTTTTGTTGTTACGCGAATCAACTTGATTCCAGCGCGTGGACTTGTTCATCTCTTCGATGTGTTTCTTCTCGAGATTGATTCCATTCCAGAGGTCCTCGTAGTAAGTTTCGGCCTCATCGAGAGTGTCGAAATCACCATGGTGACCCTGGAGCATCATTTTGACCTTGGCCGCATTAGTGCGTGCCATGTAAGCGAGGTCGATCATTTCTGGATCCCCAAGAGACTTTGCAGGTCCTTTCTTGATGAATTTCTTGTCGCTGAGTGGATACCAAGGGATACCTCGGTTCATCTGCAAGCAACGAGTGATAACTTTGCGTGGATTCTGACGATCGCTCATGTGAATCCTGCTGCGTAGATAACGCTTCTGGACAATGACCGCGTCATCTGGGTTCGCGAAATAGTTTCTTGCGAACTCATTGAGTACATGGCGCAAGCCTTTCAAGAAAACTTCCTTGTCGGTTTTGTGAGCGCTGTAAGCGTCTCGTTCCATAATGGTTTTGTAGGCTGCTTCGTACTTTTCCTTTGCGTCTCCGGCAAGGGTAGACTGCAATAGTTTTAGTTGTTTCATTGGCTCCTTTTGGTAGCCGAGCTTTTCATTGAACTCTGCGAGGGCCTCACACCAAATGATGTAATCCTCGGAGCTCGCATTGTCGCCTTTGAACAAGAAGAGACGTTGCTCATAAGAGTTGTCTTTATCTTCCGTGTTCTCAAGGTCGAAAGGTACTTTGATGTTGATGTAGTTCTTTTCGATACTACTGTCGCTGTCTTTCGACTTTGACATTCTCTGCTGGTGTTTCTTTCGTGACGGATCATCGAAAGTAACTGGAGTTTGTTCGTCTTTCGCTAGAGTTCGGAAGTACGCGATTGTGTCATCGTCGTTCAACCGAAACTCTTTGTGCTTGCTGTGTACAGCCGGCATCTTGATACCGATCCTGTTCTTTGCCGCAAGGCAATAACGTTATTATGCCCTACCCGGGCACTCCTACTGAGTGTGATACGACTAAAGAAACTAAGGGGGCGTGATGGCTCCAACTGTTCTTGCTATCGTAATTGTGAGACGCATCTGCGTAGAGCGATTCTTATCTACGGCTCCAGCTGCGGGGCGAAGGTGTCCATTTTGGACCTTCTTCGGCGAGCTGGGCTTTAATATTTGAGATGACCAATAAATACAAGATTCCTTCTTGTTCATACTTATGCATACCTTTGGCGGTTGAGTGTTCAACTATCCTCTCATCGACTAACCGGCCATGAACGTCTCTTCAACGAACGATGGTATCCGACGGTCG